TCAGGCAGGAATTCAGGATTTGAGATACATTGATCCAATGAAGATGCGTTATATACGCCAAGAAAAGAAAAATAAAGATCCATATGCAAGAGTAAATTTAAAAAATACCGAAAATTCTTTACCACAGAATATAGAATTTGATGAATATTTTCTTTATACTCCAACACCAAATTATCCAACTGGAATGATTTCTGGTGCTGGTGCTGGTAAAGCAGTTAAAATTGCAAAGGATTCTGTAGTTTATTGTACTTCTGGATTAGTTGATAGAAATAAAAATACAGTATTATCATATCTCCATAAAGCAATTAAGGCTCTCAATCAGCTTAGAATGATTGAGGATTCTCTTGTAATTTATAGATTATCAAGAGCACCAGAGCGTAGAATTTTCTATATTGACGTTGGTAACCTTCCTAAGGTAAAGGCAGAGCAATACCTTAAAGAGGTAATGAGTCGTTATCGTAATAAACTAGTTTATGATGCATCAACGGGCGAAGTTCGTGATGATAAGAAATTTATGAGTATGCTTGAAGATTTCTGGCTTCCAAGAAGAGAAGGTGGTCGTGGTACAGAAATCACAACTCTTCCTGGTGGTCAAAATCTTGGAGAACTTGCCGATATTGAATATTTCCAAAAGAAACTTTATAGAGCACTTGGAGTTCCCGAGTCAAGAATTGCAGGAGGTGGTGATGGATTCAATCTTGGAAGATCATCGGAAATTTTAAGAGATGAACTTAAATTTGCAAAGTTTGTTGGTCGTTTGAGAAAGAGATTTTCTCAAATGTTTAATGATATGTTGAGAACGCAATTGATTCTTAAAAACATCGTTTCACCAGAGGACTGGGAAGTGATGTCAGATCATATACAATATGATTTCTTGTACGATAATCAGTTTGCGGAATTAAAAGAATCCGAACTTCTTAATGGTAGGTTGGGAACACTGGCAACTATTGAACCTTATATTGGCAAATATTTCTCAACAGAATATGTAAGGAAGAAAATTCTCCGTCAAACTGATTCTGAGATTATTGAAATTGATGAGCAAATTGAAGATGAAATTCAAAAAGGTATTCTTCCAGATCCTTCCCAAATAGATCCAATTACTGGAGCACCATTACCACAACCTGGAGAAGGTAATGGTATGGCAGGAATGGGTCAAGATGCAATGGGAATGGGTGAAGTTCCAACTGAACCAAACCTAGATGCACAAGGAGCAGTAACCGATGCTCAAATGCAAAAGGATGCCAAAAAGGCTGAGATATAAATAAAGAATAGGAATATATTTTAATTTTATGGAAGACCTTATCGATTTGATTGCAACAGATGCTGCTGCATCTGATATTCGTGACAAAATTCACGATGTTCTTTATTCAAAAGCAGCAGAAAGAATTGAACTTGCAAAACCAATTGTTGCCACAGCAATGTTTGGTGAAAGTGAGCATGAAGATGAACAAACTCAGGAAGAGGAATAATGACAACAAAAATTTTAGCAGATGAGCTAAATTTACCAACCACAACAGGAACAGCTACAAGTTTTAGTGCAGCAACAGTTGTTCGTCTTGTGAATACAGATACGGTTGCACGTACCGTAACAGTAGTTGAAACTCAAAGTGGAACGGGTATTGGTTCAATCACAATGCCTGCCGGAACAGTTGAGCAAATTGTTAAGATTGCAAGTCATTGTGTATTTGCTGATAGCAATAGGGTCAAAGGCGCAAAAGTAGGATTTACAAACTAAAACAATGAAACTCATCACAGAAGAAATTTCAAAAGTAGAATTTATCACCGAAGGTAAAGGATCTACCAAAAAATCCTATATCAAAGGTATTTTCTTACAGGCAGAACAAGTTAATCGTAACGGTAGAATGTACCCTCTTGCCATTATGGAAAGAGAGGTAAATCGCTATAATGAAAATTTTGTGCAAAAAGGTCGTGCTCTTGGAGAACTAGGTCATCCAGATGGACCTACCGTAAATCTTGATAGAGTTTCACATAAAATTTGCGAACTTTATAGAGATGGTAATAACTTTATTGGTAAGGCACAACTCCTAGAAACACCAATGGGTAAGATTGCAAAATCTCTTATTGGTGAGGGTGTTTGCCTTGGTGTTTCTTCTCGTGGTGTTGGATCATTGAAAATGACCAATGAGGGTCATAAAGTTGTTGGTGAAGATTTCATGCTTGCCACCGCTGCCGATATTGTTGCCGATCCTTCCGCACCTGATGCTTTTGTTCAGGGAATTATGGAAGGTAAAGAGTGGGTTTGGGAAGGTGGAATTCTTCGTGAAAAACTTGCCGAGCAAACTCAAAGAAAAATCAACACTCTTGTTGATCAAAAAAGACTTGAAGAACATAAGTTGAATTTATTCAACGAATTCCTTTCAAATCTGTAATTTATAAATAAATATAGATTATAACAGAATCTAAAAAAAATGTCCGTTGGTAGCAATTTACAAGAAATGGAAAACGTAGTAACCAAAGGGGCTGCACCTGCTGAGCCAATGCCTTCGGCTGGTATTCCAGTTGAAGATCTCGGCGGTCCTACTCCCGAAAATTATCGTCCCGATGACGATTCAGCAGCACTCAAAACTCCTGGCGCAACCTTGTCTCAGGTCAAAGATGTTGTCAATGCGAAAGCAATGAAAGCAGAAGAGACCGAAGTAGAGGAAGAAGTCATCGAAGAAGAGACCGAAGAGGAAGAGGATCTCGAAATTGGTGAGGAAGGTGATGAAGAAGATGAAGATACTACTGAGGAAGAAGTAGTAGAAGAAGATTTTGACATCGAAGAAGATGTTAATGCTCTTCTTGAAGGTGAAGAACTTTCCGAAGAATTCCAAGAAAAAGCACGTACAATCTTTGAAGCAGCAATCAAGTCTAAAGTTGCCGAAATCAAAGAATCTCTTCAAGAATCGTATGCTGCTGCTCTTGTAGAAGAACTTGATGCCATTAAGTCTCAACTCACTGAAAGAGTTGATTCTTATCTTGAATATGTCGCTGATGAGTGGTTCCAAGAGAATGCACTTGCAGTAGAGCACGGTCTTAAGACCGAAATGACTGAATCATTCCTTGTTGGAATGAAGAGTCTTTTTGAAGATCATTATGTTTCAATCCCTGAAGATAGATATGATGTAATCGAGAGCATGGTAGATAAACTTGATGAAATGGAAGCAAAACTCAACGAGCAAATTGAAAGAAATGTTGCTCTGAATAGAAGATTAGCCGAGTCGGTTGCTGATGTAATCTTTGCAGATGTCGCTGAGGGTCTCGCACTTTCTCAGAAGGACAAACTCGCTTCTCTTGCCGAAAATGTTGAGTTTGAAAGTGAAGCAGACTATCGTGAGAAGCTAGTAACTCTGAGGGAATCTTATTTCCCATCGAACACTGGTACTCAAAGAAGCACAACTGAGAATCTTTCGGAAGAAGTAACCACAAATGAGAAGGAAGCTCTTAATGAGTCTATTTCTCCAATGATGGCTGCTTACTTAGAGACTCTTTCAAGAGCTTCTAAAAAGTGATTTCTAGATGATAATCAAACAACAACACTTTTAAAAAGAGGTAAAATCAAATGCAAATGTTCAATGCCGAGCATCTGCAGGAGAAGTGGGCACCGATCCTCGACTATGATGGTCTTGATCCAATCAAAGATTCACATCGTAGAGCGGTAACCGCAATCCTGCTAGAAAACCAAGAAAGAGAACTCCGTGAAGAGAGATCTTTCCTTTCCGAGTCTCCAACTGTCAACACCAATAGCGGCGCTAATGCTGGTTTCTCAGCTGGTGCTACTTCACCTGTTGCTGGTTTCGACCCTGTTCTGATCTCACTGATCAGACGCTCAATGCCTAACCTGGTCGCCTATGACCTCGCTGGTGTTCAACCAATGAACGGTCCTACTGGACTGATCTTTGCAATGCGCTCACGTTATGCTAACATGAGCGGCACCGAAGCACTGTTCAACGAAGCAGATACTGCATTCTCCGGACAAGACAACGGATTCAACCTCACCAACGGATTCACCGCTGGTAACGTTGGTATGGGTACAACCACTCAGCGTGGAACCAATCCTGGTCTTCTGGATGCTACCTATCCTGCAACTGGCGACGCAACCACCTACAACGTAGGTCAGGGTATGCGTACAGATGACGCAGAAAACTTAGGTCAAGGTTCTGGCGACTACTTTAACGAAATGGCATTCTCGATCGAGAAAGTCACCGTTACTGCTAAGTCACGTGCTCTGAAAGCTGAGTACTCACTCGAACTCGCACAAGACCTGAAGGCAATTCACGGTCTGAATGCAGAAGCTGAGCTTGCT